TACCATGAGACCTATCGCAGGGTTCTTTATGTCTTTTAGTGCAGATGTTTTCATTCTAGGTGGAAGAAACCCGCATGTATTCGATTCAAATGTAGCTATCGCAGAAGGATGACCTTTATTTGTTCCCACAGCTAATTTTCCATTACCATCTATGGTCGCACGTGGGATCATTTTACCATCGGTATCCCTGGTTTTAAAAACAATTCCACCCGTATTACCCGCGGTTGTACCATTATTCGATTTAGTATACGCATTTATTTCGGCAAAAGAATCCATTGTGAGTGACTTTATCTCACCCAGTCTCGATGTACGGATTGGAACACCTTCCACATGAAATCCATGCGCTGTGACACTTCCATGGGTTTTTATAGAAGTCTTGGTTTCGTTACAACACGAAAGCACGTGTGAAAGTGAAATATTTGAGATGAGTGCGCCGTCTCCTTCGAGTGGTGCGGATTCTAATGTAGACAAACGAGTTCGTAATTCTGGGAGATCGGATACACCTTCGAGTGTGTTTTCACATTGTTCCACGCGAGTCTCAATTGGATCTATTTTCGTAAGTTCTGAATATACGTATTTAAATTTAGTGAGTTCATTTTTTATTGGATCTATATCACGTAATTTAATTATTTTCTTTTCAATGACACCAATTCTGTTTTCATTGGAGTGTATAATTGGAACGACCTCTTTTGTTTCATGAATGATAGGTGTTTGTTCGTCTATGAGCGCGACTCTTTCTTCTATTTCAGTGACCCGTGGCTCCACGGATGAAATCCGTTCGTTATGTGATACACTCGAAGAATCGAGTATATCTAGTCTTTTTTCGCATACACCTATGCTCGGTAAACGTTTTTCTATTGTGATAACCCGTGGTTCCATGGATGAAATTCGTTCGTTGTGGGATACACTCGATTCTTCAAGTGGGTCAAATCGTTTTATGTGTTCATCCAATTTTAAGTTTGTCCTCTTGATAGAACGTTCTAGGGTGGGTTTTACTTTCTCAAGTGGATCAAATCGTGGTATATGTTTTTCCAATTCGGATATACGAACGTTGGATTGTTCAAGATCCACACTTTTAGAAACACCTGTAAGTGTCGTGCCATCCCCGTAAAACTGAGATGCGATCATTTTTCCATCAGAATGTATGTTACCTTTAGAGTGAACACTCTTGTCTACGTATATAGAACGACCTATGTGTATATCCTTGCTTACCTTCAATTCATTAAATGTAGGTGAATATCCATCAAAATCTTCTATTTGGCCAACCGTTATATTAGACAAAAGCCCACCATCCGCTTGTAATTTATCGCGAACATATAGATTCTCTACCACCTCGCCTATGTCAACGTGTAAGTCGTATTGTACATTTGATAATAGACCGCCATCACCCACGAACTGCGAAGCTTTTACCGTTCCATTAAATGTGGTGTTTTTATTGACGTGTAACGCACCATCGGATTTATCGTGTATCATTCGTATCCCATGAATATCAACACCCACATTTTCATTTTCGGGGCAACCCTCTCCTATTGATAAAATGGGTGTATACACGTGGTCCTCATTAAGAGTTGTCATGTTTACAACTTCTAGGTTCTTGACCTGTAAATCGTCGATTTTTAGTGGTGTGCCACCAATTTCGACGACTTCTTTCGTGATCGTATCATACGCAAGTAAGTTCGATGCATTTGCATTACGTATAGGACTTATGTATAATCCGCTGTGTTTGATATCACGAATCTTGCTTTCTGAAGCATTAAACACAATGGAATTTTTAGGTTGTTCGGATTCCGACAATCTCCCTAACCGAACCATGTCGGTGGGTTGGTTTATACCGGAGTTCTTTACCATTTAATATACCATTGTATTTTAATTTGCGTATAGTAAACCTGCCATGCCGTTTTCAACGCGTAATATGTTGTAATTGACCGCATAAATTGGGTCTGTTATCTTCATACTTTCGCTCATAATCTTTGCTGAGTCTAACCTACTAAAATTTAGCGTACCTGTGGGCTGTAGAGAGCTTGTGAGAAGACAGAAGCAATATAAAAAGAAATCTGGGGAAGTCACATAGTTTGTATGATAATACGCCATTACGTCTATATAATGCGTTTTAGCCCATTTATAATTACCTATATCAAGTCCATTTATGTTTAGCTTTACTTTGTTTGAGGCAGAAGTAAGTGCACCATTTGAAGTTGTATCTGTACACACCAGATATTTCACGGGATGGTTAAATATCAATTCCTGATCCTGTTCTCCGGATGGAATATTTTTTTGAACTTGTGTGATGAGCATTTCGTGATTTCTGGATACTATATTACCGCGTTCTTCGTTGTCCAAGTAATAATAATTTGCGTATACTTCGTAATTGTAACTCATCACATTTTTCCAATAAAATCTCAATTCAACTTCGTGATAATGTAATGCAACTAATGGCAAAGCTGATTGTGGACCTTCACAGAAGAAGAACCTAAGGGGGTAAAAATACGATTTAGAGTTGATACCCGGGTGTGGACCATTGGAACTCTTAGAAACGTTCTGTGCGAATGTATCAATTGCGATTTTTTCGGTAAATACAGAATCTTGTGAATCTACCATGTGACCACCTATGTATAATTCGACTTTGTCTATAATTTGCGTCCAATCGGATGGATCGACAGCTTCGGTTCCATCATCTACTGCTATGTACACGTGCCCGAGCATGTCACCCGTTTTTTCAAATTTAATTGACGTCATGGAATCATTTGATACGTTACCGCGCATCAATTGCTTTTCCACGGATTGCGAAAAATTTGAATGTCGTTTAAATGTCGATGAGAAAAATGATATCTCTGGGTCACCCATGATGTGTTTATCTTGGGCACCAACCGCGATGAGTTGTACGACTCCCGTCGACATTTATAATAACGAAAGGTTAAAAATATATCTATCTTACGCCCTGATTAAATAAATGGTAAATTCTTATTCTTGCACACAAATTTGAAAATCATAAAGTTGTCTATGGCGCTATTTATAGTGGCACCATCTTCATCTCTGAGTGTACACGTGAGACGGTCGAGTTTTCTTATGGGTGTGGTGTATTGTGATTCAACATCATAATCATCTTTGAAAATGATTGGATTTGAACCAGACTGAATTATAGTACCAAATCCCCTGTTAAGATTCGACATAGACGCCTGCCCACCGAACACGTTTGTTGTTCGCTGTGAGTAATTCGTGTTGAGTTCATCTACCGAAACGTGGCACACATTAGAAGAAGGTGCGTCGATTCGCGCGGCTATGAGCTTCGCGTGAACTATATTTTCAAGTGACTGCGTAAGGTGAACCGTAAATGTATTTTTGCTAGATTGACCAATGGTATCAACCGTTATGGTGTGATACTCGTAATCAAAATCAGGCACAGCTGGACGAGTTGTATTCACCGTATTCATTACTTATAAGTTAGATTAAAGATCCGCCAATTCCACCAATAATCTTCGCATCGGCGCTGTCCTTGACGAATTTTTGGTCACCGCAAATTCCACCTGGTGTCAAAGCCTTGGTGTAGTACGCAGATTCTGGGGATCCTGGGGCACACTCAATCTTGTGCTCCAGGTCAAAGATGGAAGTAGGTCCAGCTTCTTCGGACGTCTCGAGGTTGACTGGTCTGGGCTGGTACATGCTTCTGCGTGGTCTCATCATCATGAGAACACACAACAAGAGGAAAACCACGGCGATCGCCTTGAGGGTATTTCGGTTCGTGGAGTTAAGCTTCATTTATTATGTAACCAATATTTTTTATATTAAGTGCGTTAAAGAAATTGGATTAGTTTCAAAGTACAGAGTAATGGACGGTGAAATTACACTTAACCGAAGTCATGGGAATGTACTGAAGCTTGACGATAATGAACAAGCTCTCATGGACGAAATAGAAATAGAAGTTCCACGTCCTCGTACGTCTCTACCAAAACCCACTGTGTATAAACCTGTCACTCGACCCCCACCCATGGAAAATGCCATGCAGGAAGACATAGATGCCTTTGCGAATCCAACGAAGCAGTCTGCACCACCACAGTATCAGGAAGACCCTGTTGACTATGGCGAATATGACCAAGAGGAAGAACAGCAGCCATATATCCAAGGTGACTATGCCATACAAGAAGAAGAGAGACCATCGCCTGGATACAAGTCCATAGACGAAGAAAAGGCGGATCTGGTAAACAAGCTCGGTCGTCTTGAAAAGAAGGGATTCACTGTAAACAAAAGACTTAACGCATATTCTGGCATTGACGATTTACGAACGGAGGTGAGGAGAATTACCTATAGTATAGATGTTGAGAAGTCTATTAAATTCTCTCGTAGAATGCTTATTGCGTGTTGTACAGGATTAGAGTTCCTTAACAAGAAATATAATCCATTCGAAATCCAGCTCGATGGATGGTCGGAGAATGTGATGGAATCGGTGGATGATTACGATGAAGTGTTCGAGGAACTTTACGTTAAGTATAGGTCTAAGGTTGCGGTTGCCCCAGAAATAAAACTCATTATGATGCTTGGTGGTTCTGCGATGATGTTCCACTTGACGAACAGTATGTTCAAATCTGTGATGCCTAATATGAATGATATTTTGAAGCAAAATCCAGGACTTGTGCAAAACATGGTTGACGCCGTGAAGAACACGACACCTAGAAACACGGAGACTCCAGCTGGTGAACAGGCGGGTGAGGAAAGATATGAAATGAAGGGACCTGGGGTTGACATTTCGAGCTTGATGGGCAATATCATGATGCCTCCGGTTCCTCCTATGTCGACTACCGCACCACAGCCAATTCCAAACATTGACCCAGACGATGACGATGATGCGATCTCCGATATTGTCGATGCACCAGAAGACGTCGAAGAAGATAGTGATGTGAAGGAGGTGAAGGTGTCTACCACGAAGGGTAAACGTGGTCGTAAGAAGAAGTCCGTCGAAATAAATTTGTAGATATAGTATAAATGATAGGGTACTGCCCCATCGAGGAAGAGCCACCAGTGCGGCTTCCTCCCCGGGTACGCGGGCCTCCCCGGAAACCCGAGGCGGATAAAAGGAGAGAGGACACAGAAACGAACTATGTCGTTTTGTTCTTTATCGCGGGCGTTCTTACACTCGCCGCGATGGATTCTGTTAAAAAGTAAACGAACTATTTTTACCATTCGCATATCATGTGACTGGTAAAAACAGATTAATTTAAGCGTTTTCAAGTTCATCGACCATTTCTCGTAGTTCATTTATAGCCGCGACCGTGTATGCGATGAGACCCACGTAATCGAGTTTTGCGTGTTCTTCACCCCAATCTTCGTAATTGGGTTCATTCTTTGTTTCATTTGGTTTTGCATCTTTACCGAGTTCGACGAGGTGTCTCAATTCGGGGGCATCGTAATAGATGTCTTGTGCTATGAAACCAGATTCTTCTAGACCGTCTTTGACATACATGACTGGATTGAGTTTAGAAAGTGTGTCGAGTGAATTGACTATGATCTCTGAGTTTGATTTAGCTCTCGCATCGGATGTCGGAGACAAATTGAGGTTTGTGAGACCTGAACCATCACCGTAGTAATATTCGGCATACACATTACCACTTATAACTAAATTTGCGGATGTATTGTCTATGTCTTCATCATAATAACTGGTACCAAATGAAATAGCGTGTAGCGGATTCGTATTATGAAATCCAATTCTCCCGATTGTACTGGATGTATAAGATTCTGTAATAAAACTTGTAGATGCACTTGGTCCATTGGTCCATGTAGGTATACCAGAAGAGCTATGTATGGTTAAAAATTGTCCCGCGTTACCCTTTGGTAAACGCGTGAGTGTGTTGTTCCCAGACGCATATAATATATCACCCTGTGTGAACCCCGTGATCCCACTTGTTGATGTGATCATGATATCAGTTTCTAGACCCGTTATGCTAGTGTTAAGCGAGGATATACCCGGTGCGGAACTCCATACGGGTACGCCAGAGTTCACCGTTAATACCTGACCCGCCGTAGAGCTTATACCACGTTTTGAGAGTGTACTGTTTGCGGACGCATATAATATATCACCCTTTGTAAAATTAGTTGTAATTCCAGACGTATTCGTGATTATGGGTTTTCCTCCAAGTGTACTTATTCTTGATGAATTATCATTTAAATCAGTTTGACTGGCGATCGATGTGAGTTCACTACCACTACCATAAAATTTGGACGCAGTAACATTTCCCGTTACTAGTACATTCCCACTCGTTTCTAACGATGTGACTAAATTTTGAAACGAAACCGTATCGGGTGTACTAGAATTTACCGAAGTTACGGCTTGTAGATTTGGTATGGGTAAATTCGTGAGTTGAGACCCATCACCCTTTACGAATCCAGCCGCTTCTAAGTCTCCCTGAAAAACCGCACCTACTGTCGCTACGTTTTTATTGTTGGCACACACGGAGGTTAATGTAACTATCGGCGCAGCTGGTAGATTCGTGAGTAGAGACCCATTACCTTTTACGAATCCAGTCGCTTCTAAGTCACCGCCAAATTTCGCACCTATCGTCGCCGTATTACTTTCATTTACCACACTCCCGAGAGTTGCTGGTGGAATCGGGATAGTATCATATAATTTCCTATACGAACGACCCTTCGATGAACACGACATTCTAAAATTACTGTTTATTATTTTTTAATTTTTCTATGCGCACCCTGAGTTCCTGTATGGATTTTACAACGTATGCTATGAAATGGAGATACCTTAAACATGCCATGCGTCTACCCCAATCTGAATAATCGGGTTCGGGTGCATCATCGTTCGGGGATGCATCTCGGTCTGGCCATACGATGTGGCGCATTTCACGGGCGTCGTAATACATCTCTTGTGCTATGAATCCAGATTCGCGTTTTCCTTCTTTTTCATATAATTTTGGTACCAATTTAGATAATGTGTCGAGTGATTTAGACATGGCTTTTATTTTAGATTTACGACGTTTATCACTAAACACAAGCAATTGTCCG